TGTCTGAATTATCATATAAACCCCAAAAATTTCTTTGAGTACCATCTGCCATTCCTTTAAACCAACAAGATACTGTTAATTTACTAAATGTTTCTGATGGTGTGCTTCTTATTAAATATGTACTAGCCATTAGTTAAATTGTCCCCCACCTGTTGCACCGAAGCTAGATTGTAAGCTAAATGCTCTATCTGCTGTTTGACCTTCGGCATCTGTTATTCTAATTGTAAAATTGTAAAGTTGGGCAGTAGTTGAACTACCACCAAAATCTGTTGTTGCTAAAACTCCTGCTGATGAAAGAGTAACATTAGCTGTTGTTAAATTACTTCCTACTTCTGAAAAAGTTACTGCACTATCTGATGAACCTGCGACTGTCGCAATATTTCCTGAAAAGTTACCTGCAACTGTCCCAAGCGAACCTGCATTTGTAGAAAATGTTGGTGCTGTAGAAGCTGTTAAAATATTGTTTGTACTTCTACCTGCGTTACCATCAGGATTTTCTACTCTGACATAATAGTTACCAGAAGCTAAAGTTACATTAACTGAAAGTGTTGTAGCATTTGTAAATGCAATAGTATTAGCAACTGTTACTGAACCATCTGTCTTAATAAATTCTACTTGTGGTATAGATACAAAGTTAGTACCTGTAATACTAATCGTTGTAGCTGTTGCAGGTGCAATTGTTTGAGATACATCTGCTACTGTTGGTTTTGTTTCTGTTGCATCAATCCAAGATAATTGGTTTGTTGAATTACCATTGGTAGCTAGTACCTGATTTGCAGTACCAACTGACGTAGGTAATATCAAAGTGTATGATTGACCTGCTGAATGTGCAGGACTTTGGATTTTAACTCCATGTGAATTTTGTGAACAATTTAAAGTAATCTTACCATCTGCTGAAGAATTATCTCCTCTTGCAGTTAAACTATTAGCTTCTACTGTAGCAGTAGTAAGTGTTTTACCTGCCATTGTTGTAGGTAATCTTGCATCATTTAAAGTTCCTGATGAAATGTTAGCAGCGTTAATAGCAGCTACATCAAATGTACCAAAACCAACGATATATAATATATCTCCAGTTGCAGCACCTGATGCTAATACAACTGAAGTTCCACTTGATGCTGTATAATCTGTAGGATCTAAATGTACACCATTAAGATAAACATCTATATATCCTGAATCATAAGCAAGAGTATTTCCATCTGCATCACTACCAGAAAAAGAAGTTTGGTTAGAAGTTGCTACGTATTTAAACCTAGCAGATGTTCCATTTACTGAAGATCCAGCATTTTGCCATCCAGAACCTCCATATACTTTTAAAGTATCTGAACTTGTGTCAAAATATAGGTCTCCAGAATTTAATGAACTTGTGGGAGCCGATGATGCTATTCTATATACTTCTGCAAAGTTGTTAATAGAATTTAAGTTATTTACAGCAGTTGTTACATTTGCTGAGTTTGATGCTAATGTATTTAATCCACTTATTGCTGCAAGTGTATTCATATCAGATACAGTTTGAGAAGTACCCAAAGTATTCATATCTGCTACAGCATCACTTGTTCCAAGTAATCCTATTTGAGTAGCTTTTGCAGCTACAGTTGTTACTTCTGTTGCTTTAGGAATAAGTCTAACAAAAGTGTAAGTGTTTAATGTAGAAGTTGTTTCTACTAAAATTCCAAAACCTGCTGGTAAAGAAGCACTAGCTCCACATCCATTTAATGTAACTGTTGAGTTTCCAACAGTACCATTAGATATAGATACTACTCCTGAACCATTAGCTGTATGTGATGATCCTAATGTAGTAACACTAACAATAGTTCCTGCAGCATTATTTACATCTGGGTTAGCATTAGGAAAACTTGTTTCATTTGCTATTGGAACAAAGCCTCCAACATCATCTACTAAATCTATAATTCTATTATCAATTGCTTGTGTAGTAGCAACATGAGTATCTCCAGATGACCAAGTTACACCTGAAGTAATTGTTTCGTTTGAATCTTGTCTAAAATATCTAGCATCAGAACCAGCTGTAGTTAATACAGTAACTTCGTCTGGTGTATGAGATGCGTGTTCAGAAGCTGTTACTAAAACTGCATCTGCTATTTTAGCAGCAGTTACAGCGTCATCAGCAATTTTTGCTGTAGTAACTTGTGAGTCTGCAATGTGTGCAGTATCAATACTAGCATCTACATAATGTTCTGAATTAATTGAATTGTCAGCTAGTTTAGTGCCATTAACTGCATCAGCAGAAAGATGAGCTGTGTCTATTGAACCATCAACATAATGTTCGCTGTCTATACTATCATTTGCTATTTTAGATCCATTAATTGAATCTGCTTGTATTTTTGCAGTAGATACTGAATCATCAGCTATTTGAGTAGTTCCTATTGAACCACCAGGTATAGATGAATTACTTTTTGAAAGAGCTGCTATGTATACAACTAAAGATTCACTGCTTAAACTTCCTGAATCCCAAGTTACATTAACTGTAGTATTTGATGAAAAAGATGAACTAGCTATTGTTCCATATATTGTACCAGGCGTTGATGCTACTACTTTAATTCTTCTTCCAGCTTCATAAATAGAAGTTACGTTTGCTCCATTAACTGTAAAAGATGTTCCACTTGCATATGCAAATGTATGAGCTCCATCTCCATCTCCATAAATAACCCATTGCGAGTCATTGTACCATTCTCTTATATCAGCAGCAACAGCACGAAAAGCATTGTTGATGTTTGAAGGCAACATTCCTTCAGCAATAGATACACCTCCTACTGATGTATTATTACCTGCTGTACTACTATAATCTTTTATTCCTGCCATTTATTACTCCTAATTCATAAACCAGCTGAATGCTTTATCGCTTTCAGTATTATTTTTGTTAATTAATTCGTTCACACTTTGTTCTAATTGTCTTTGAAAATACTCTTGTGCTTCAAAAGAATACCTTACATTATCTATATCTATTGTATCTGCCATTATCTATATCCTGCTTTAGATGCAACAAGATCTATACCTTGTGCATGATTAAAATTAGTACCTGAAGCTATTTTAACATTTGCTCTTATATATCTTCCTGATTGTCTAACAGGATTAATACCACTATCTACCATAGAAGATGAACTAGATTGAGTTTCTGTGTCTGCTAATCTTTCTCTAGTTTTAACTGTAACAGTTGATACTGCATCTACTATTGGTCTAACTCCTGTGAGATTAGTTCTAGCACCTTTAAATCCTTCAATTTCTGCTGTTTCTATTTCACATTCATTAGAGTTTCCTGAAAAGATTGCAGCTTTAAAATCTTCATTTATTCCACCTAAAAACATTTGTCCACCTGACCAATAATCTGTATCTAATGCAGCATTAATATCTTCAAGATTTTGAGAAATAATATCCATTAGTTCTACAGTAAATGCTCCTACAAATTGTGGGAATATTACACTTGTTTGTGCTTTTGCCAAAGACCATTTTTTAGTAGCATAATTGTAGATTATAATCTTATCACATATTCCACCAGATGCTACTGCATCTTTACTTGGATATGCCCACATAGCTAACTGATTAAATGGATCAGTAGCTGCTTTAATTCTATCTGTATATGCTTTGTTTAAATCTAAATCAAAAAATCTATTTACTTTTTCTACACCAATAGGTGCTACGCTATCACCATTAATTTGATAGAAGCCATCATCTGAATAGAAAAATACATCTCTGTTATCTTGACATACTGTCTGTCCATATACAGCTCCTCTGTTTGGTGATATTACTGATAGCCTAAATACTACTGCTCCACCAACATAATCCATACGAATTATTTGATTTTGTCTAAATACATATCCTACCTCTCCAGAGGTTACATGAACTATTTTACCACCTGATCCAGGTAAGTCTTGGAAGTCAGATTGTTTACCTGACCATGCACTAATATCATTAATACCAGACCAATGTATTCTGTTAGTAGCTGTACTAATGTTTCCACTTACTAAAAAATCTCGAACAACTCCTGTAGTTCTAAATAAAGGTGTAGTACCTGCTGTTTGAATTGCATTAAGATTTGCAAAGTTAGTAGATGTTCCCATTAAATAATATTGAGGTTGATCTACTCCATTACTTGCAATTACATAGTTACCAAATTGTGTAAATGTAATAAAGTCATCTTCATCACCAGTTAATCCTGATTTACGAGATGTAAATGTTCCAGATGCTAATTGATATATATCTGTTTTAGTTGCTACAAAATTATAAATATTGTTAGCATTATCTCTAAATGATCCTGCACCTTTAGCATTTTTTCCAATGTTGTTAGTAGAATATGATACTAATGATGGGAATCTTTTATAAGATCCCAAAGCATGATAAACATTAGTTGCTACGTTAGCACCTTTCATTCCATGTTCTGGTTGATCAGGTAGCCATTCTCCAAAAGGTAATTGCATTATCTAGCCCTATAAAATGATAAGTCGGTTTGCACATCTGTTCTTTGTGATACAGGTGCTCCACCATATGAATCTTGTTTGTCATTATTTTCACATCTTTCCATAGCAGATATATACATTTGTAACCATTGTTGTACTTGGTTAGGATCTATTCCACCTAAAAAATTTGCTGCATGGTATAATGAACCATATAAATATATTGCTGGATGATTTGCTAAAATGTAATTTGATGTATTAGAATCGCTAAGAGCTCCAAAACTTTTATAATATGATAAGTACCCAGTATAAGAAGAATCAGGGGCAGGGCCAAAACGTAAAGCTTCTGTTTCATTATCACTTTCAATTGTATAGACTCTAGGTCTAGCAGTTGTTGAACCAGCTTTAATTTCAAACATATTATGTGGAGTTATGTATTCTAAAACGTATTTAGTACTAGCTGATAATATGTATAAAGATCTTACTGCAATAAAACCAGTTGGAACAGTTTCTGTTTCAGAGTCTATTGTAATAGCATCTATTTGTTCCATCTGTCGTATTCTTAGTTTAGCATTAAAGTCAGCTTCAGTTAGTGCAATAAAATCTGCAATTTGAGTTGTCAAATCAGATCTATTTAACCAATCTGCTATAGATGATTTTAATCCTGAATATGTTGTTAATGCCATTATAAATTTCCTTCAGCTGTTCTAAAATATCTAAACTCATTACTATTAAGTTTAGTTTTCATAATTTTTCTTTGTATATCTTTAGGTAATTGAAACCAGTTGTTAGTTCCATTGTATTCTTTAGCCCATATAGAAAGTATTAAAGGTGGTATACTTGCCACTCTTTTCATTTCTTTAGCAGCAGAAACATAACCACTATCGTGATTATATAATGCTTTGTTTCTTTTTAATAAAGGGTTTACATCTTGAGAGTTATTAATAGTTAATTTACCATCAGACTCTTTGATGTATTTAGTCTTTATTCCAGCATCATATTCAACTGATCTTATTTTACCCATAAATTATTCAGATAATTCTGTAACGTATAAATTTACTGATCCAATTACAGCTACTTTTTCGCCAGGCGAAACTTTAAAACATTCAGAAGATTTAGCTTCTAAAAATATTTTAGTGTTAGTTGCTGTTGGTGCTGTTCCAAATTCAATATGACAATCAGCATCTGGTATTACTCTAATATATTCGATATTAGCACTAAAAGCAGATGAAAGTGCAGACGAACCAGAAGATGTAACCTTTTGTGTAGTTAGAGGTCTCATTGCGTAGTTGCTCCCATACATAGTTTTGTTCCTTATTTGTTTGGGGATGTTGCCACCCCCATAATTAATTATCTTCTTATAACGTAAGTGATTTCCATTTTAGATGCATTTGTAGAACCACCATTAGTGATTGCTTCAATTACAGATCCTTCAAGGACATCATTAGTTGCAGTAGGTTCTACTGAATGTTTTTTTCCTGCAGATCCTGATGCAGCATGACTAATAGCTGCACTAGCACAAGCTACACCATCTATTTCAAAAGTAATAGCTGCTGTTCCTGTAGTAGTTGCTTTGTTGTGTGCAAAAATTTTAATAATTCTTCCACCATCTGGTACATTTACAAATGTTGATGATGCTGTTGATACATCAGGTATAGCTGATGTTAAAAAATAGTCGTTAAGTGTTCTCATTTTGTTCCTTTAATGTTCCGATCCTAACCTATCTCAGATCTTCATTTTTTAGAATCTGCTAGGGGAGCAGATATAAGGTTACTCCCCTAAACAGTTATATTATTATGATGTAGTTAAGTCTGCTACTAAACCAGAAGCTGCTTCGTTTCTAGATTCTAGAGTTGCTTCAACAAGAAGCTGTCTTTTCTCTGAGTCACCAGTCTTAGCAAGTTCATGCATAGAGAAGTCTCTTAAGAACGCAATTCCCCAGTATTCCATGTCTAGTACATAAGCGTCTCTATCTCTAGAGAATCTATTAGGTACTACTTGCAATTGACCGAAGTCAGATGCGTACACATCTACTGAAGTGTATAAAGTTGCGTCTGCACCAGCATCAAATCTAGTAGAATTACCAGTAAAACCTGATAATTTTTGTTTGTTGAAAGGGCCGACCATAACCATTGAAGGGTCACCACCAGCATTCCAAACTGATTTAATTACTGATTTTAATTGAGACTCTGTGAAAGCTCTTTGAGTACCATCTGTGTGAGCTGCATTTCCTGCACCTGCACCAGAAGCACCATCAGATGCTAGGTCATCGTTAGTAGTGACCCAAGATCCAAGAGTTCCCATTTTTCTTGCAGTTGATGAGTTTCCACCTACTTCTGCAATATTTCCTGTAATAGTAGCTTCCATATCTCTTTTAAGCTCTTTAGCTCTTTTAGCGATTTGGTATGCTAATTCAGATGCTCTACCTGCTTTGTCTACAGATTCTTGAGTACCAGTAATAACTACAGTTTTATCCATAATTTGTGTACTGTTAGAAAGTCTAGTAGTTGCAGTTGATGCATCTAAAGTTGCCTCGTCACCTTCAATAACAGCATTGTTAGTTACTGCTGCTGCAAGTGAGTCGGTTTGCCATTCGTGAAGAACTGCAGTTGCTTGTGTTTTAGCTGCAGAACTAAGGAAAGGCGTATCTGTTGGTGAGATACTGTAGATAACGTCTGAAAGATCTTCTCTTTCACCGACTGAATCATACGTATCAAACGTGTTAGTTGGTTGTGCCATTGTATTATTTCCTTTGTTGAGATTTAAGATTAATCATATCTGCTATTGCTGACTGAGCATCTCTTATGTGACCAGTCTTTCTTAGCGTCTTGATTTTATTTCTTACTTCCTCTCTACCTGAACTAACATTCGATCTAGCAACACCAGCTTTTAAAACTTTAGGAGCATTAGCAACCTTTTTAGAAACTATAGGTCTTTTGTCTTTTTGAGACTTAAAACTCATAGCATCTTTTGCTACCATAAGAAATCTATGGTCTGCAAGGCTACCTATCTCTTGGTCATTAAAACCATAATCACGTAACGCAGTACGCATATTAAGTTTAAAAGAGTCAGCTTTATTTGGATCGCTAAACTCTGGTATTTTTGTTGCAGCTAATTCTTTTTGTGTTTCAAGGTAACTCTCATACTGTTTAGCTTGAGCTTCTCTTGCACTACTTTTTAAAGATTCAATGTGTTGCTTTTCTTGTCTTAATTGAAAGTCAAGTCTAGCAGCTTCAGTTGGATCTTCTTGATAAAGTTTAGCAAGATCTTGTCCACCTTGTTTTTGTTCAACAAATTGATTAGCTGTCGAAATTAAATCGTTTAGTTCATTTAAACGAGTATCGTAAGTTTGACGCAAACTACTCTTTTGAGTTTCAAGATCTCTCTTTTCCATTCCTAGTGTGTGAGTTTTTTGTCTATAATCCGAGTCTCTAGAATATCCTGCCTTCAGTTCATCGAGGCTCACCTCAAGCTCTTGACCACTTACTTTTACTCGGTGGAGCTCTGGTGTCTCTAATTCTGTTGGTGTTTCTTCTGTTGTCTCAGTATTTTCAGTAACCTGTTCTTCTGGAGTTTCATTCGACTCAGATTGACTCTCTTGAACTTCCTGTTTCTCAGGAGTTGGTTCTGATGGTTCTGCTTTAGTTTCTGGCTCTTGATTGTCCTGTTTAGGATTCAGTAATCCAGAAATTTTATCTGCTGCACCTTGTATATTATCTTCTGCCATATCGTTCCTTTCATGGTTGACGAATTTGAAGTTGCGTTAGCTTAACTTCGTTTATTTAGATTCTCAAGATCTACTTGAGCAAGTTTTCCACTAGACATGACACTAAGCAAATGCCCTCGGATTTTATCTACCATATTAAAGGCTACCCAAAGGTTTCTTCGCTTGTCATCATCTGCGAAAGATGTATTAAAAATCTCTTGTCTATAAATTTCTAAGAGATCGTTAAATGCTGTCTTTAGAAGGGGATCGTCCAGTAGTTGCTGGGCTCTCTTGCCCTCCCTGATTATTGTTTCTTTGTCCATTATTAAAGAATTGTTGTTGTCCTTCTAATATTTTACCCATTAAATTACCAGATGTTTTTAAATCATCTGATTCTAACATAGATCTTCGTTTAAGTTCTAACTCATCAATCTTGGTATTGTATTTCAATTCCATTTCTTTTATAGCTAGTTCATAATCTAGAAGTGCTTGTCTCATTTTACCTTCTAAGTTTTTAGCTTCTGTTTCAGCTTTTATCTGTGCACGTTGGTTCTCACCTTGTACTTGAGCTAATGTTACCTTCTCAAACTCAGTTGGTGGTTTAGGAGGTATTGGAGGCATTGATGCTGCACCGACTTCTGGATCCATAAAGTAAGGTTCTATACTATTTAGACCTGCATTTTCAACTAATTTTTTCAAAGAGTTATAAATATTTCTAAGATTAACCATTGGGCCATGAACATTCTGTTGTAGATTAATTGCAGACATTTGTCTTTCTAATATTGCATTCATTAATATTAACTGTTGTTCTTTTGATCCAGTACCTAATCCTACTTGTACTGTTATATTAACTCTGTCTTTCCATTCGTAAGGTCTCATAGGTATATATTTACCTCTGATTCTTACTATTTTTTCTTTGTTTTGATACTTGCAAGTAAGTTCAAACATTTTTAAGGCTAGATCTTTTACACCAGTCTCAGCAAAGATTCTGGCGATTAACTCCATTCTCATTTGTGATTGTGTCAGAATTTGGTTCTGGCCAGTTGCTGTACTATTATTTAGTGTGTTTGCATCTAGCCCTTGTGATTGTCTTGTAACGCCTGTTCTAGTTTCTTTTACAGAATCTAGGTAGGCTAACATACCACTTGCTTGTTCAGTAATCGGTTGTGCCTGTATAGGCATCATTACATTTTGAGGAGGTTGTTTAGTTCTAACAATTCCTCCAGGACGATTAGTTAATAAGTCATCCATTGCAACCTGTCCATCTTGTACTGCAACTCTATTGTTATTTGTTAAATACATATTATCTAACATCTGTCGCATTACAGTAGACTTAATTAATTGTATATCTTCTACTAATTCAGCTACACTTCTTCCATAGAATCTGTGTGGCATGATAACTGGAGTCATTGATACAAATGGCATTGTATCTATTTCTTCCATGTCTAATAATTTTTTACCATCACCTGCTACTGTGATTTTTAATAGTTCTGCTTTACCATCACCATCTACATCCATTCTTACATAACATTCATGTATTAAAACATCTTGTGTACTTTTATCACCATCTGTTTCTCCATGTGAAAAATCTACGCTTTGATGTCTAGTAAATTTATCTTCAGTATAATAATCTCCATCACCAGTTGGTAGTGATGCTACTACATCTGGATCATATCCCATTTCAACTAATTCTGTTCTTGTTTTGTTCACTCTGTGACAAACAAAGTTTGCAGTATCAATGGACTTACATCTTCTTTCAATAAGAAATTCTTCTGGTGGAACAGGATCTATTCGAACCTTTCCATATAATTTTGTTCTATGTATTACTATATCATGTAAAGGAATTTTATCTATTTCTTTTCCTCTTTCGTCTGTAATAGCTTCTTCGTATTTTGTATGATTAGAAACTTTAACTTCTGTATCTGCAACTAAATCATTAAACTCATCATCTGTTAATCTAGTATATTCTTCTCTTTCAGTTTTAGCTGCGTTATCCCAATATACTTTTAGTATTCCATTCTTTTGGATTAGTGCATCTTTAAATGCAGTATATAAAGATAAAAACCCATCGTTCTCTTTATAAAAGATGTAGTTTAAATAATCAGAACATTGTCTAGCCATTTCTTCATCTTCAGGCCCCATGCCTTCACAGTTAAATACATTATCACCTGATGTAAATATTCTCATCAATGATGGCATTAAACTTTCTACTGTATCTAAAACATCGTTAGATACTACTTGAGATCTACCTTCTTGTTCATTACCAAGAGGTGATCCTAAATAATATTCTAATGATTTTTTTCTTTTAGATACAAGTTCTCCACCAATATAACCTGATGCGTTATGTATTTCTCTACTTACTACTGATAATATTTCTTGATTTGATTTTTGTTTTTTCTTCATACTATGTATTTTGTATCTATATTAATTGGTTTATCCCATTCTGTTGTATCAATAGGATCATGAACACACCCATATCTAAATGCATCACTTGCGTGTGAGCACCAGTCATGGAGAGGTTTGTTCTTAAACACTTGGTTCTTATCGTCCCATTGTTTTCGATACTGTCTCAAAGCATCTAATCCTGTTTTACATTTAACTCTATCAAAGTAACAATTAGCTAAAGTATTTCTCACAGATTCAATTCCATGATCTACTTCTAACTTAGGTGCTACTTCAAAGTCAATCCCTAATTCGTTTGCTACTTCTAATCTTGACTTACCTGTTCCAAGCTCACGTGCCATTATATCGTGTGGAGCTATATGTCTGCTATAAGCATAATCTTTCTCCATAAGTATATCAGCATAATGTGCTAATGATTCTCCTGAAGTTTCGTAATAGTCTACCAAATGAATTTCACTTCCTATTCTTTGTGCAAACCATATTGCAGTTGAATCTCCTATCCCCAAATCCCACCACGTTTCCACTCCTGCATTTTCGTCTACAGGTACTTCGCCTATTCGTTCTTCTTTATCTGCTTTAGTTATTAATCTTCCATAATAACTTCCTGATACTGCTGCTGTAAACGAACATTCAAATTCTTGTTGGTATTGTTCTTCAGTCATTATAGCACGAGCTTGTTCTAACTCGTCATCTGGTATTACTTGTGTTTCAGATGCTCTATATAACTTACCATACCAATCTTTATGACCACGTTGTGCAAAGTCAAATACTTCCCAAAACTGGTTATGACCCATTGGTGTACCTATAAATAAAACTGATCCTAGTTTATCTGATACTGCTGGTCTTACAATTTCTGTCCATACTCTTGGAGACATGATAGCATATTCGTCCATCACAACTTTATCAAATCCCATACCACGAATACTATCTGGATTGTCTGCCCCAAAGATTTGAATACGTGATCCATTAAATAGATCTATTCTTAATTCTGTTTCATTTCTACTACCACCAAAATGCATTAATGGTTTTGTGTAGTATTTTAAATATTCCCAAGCGATAGCCTTACCTTGTCTATAAGTTGGAGCTATGAATGCACATAAACTTCTTTGTTTATCTGCTGCTGTTTTAATTAATTCGTTAATAGCTAATACTGATTTACCAAATCGTCTATGACATACTAGAACACTAAATCTTTTAAGTGATGCGTGTACATCTTGTTGGTAAGGTCTTGGCTTATAAGGTATTTCTACTTCAGCGACTTTTTTCTTAGTCGTCTTTTTGCCAGGAGACTTTGATTGCAATTGGTTCATCTGTTCCTATTTTAGACGTTGTTGATGCTAACCTTGGATGAACAAATGGTGCTGCTTTTTCAGCTGCATACATTTTACGTTCAGGTGAGCTCATAGGATTGTTTAACACAGCTAACAAGTAATCCAAAGGAGAATGTTGGTATTTTACAGCCATTTCTTCCATAGATTTCCAATTCTTTTTAGTCTTTGCACCAGCAGGTCTACCAGCTCCAGGTCTTTTACCACCATGGTTCTCTGATTTATCTACTTCGTTTTCGTATGTTTTATCTTCAACCATAAAATATTTTTTTTCCACCTTTAGATAATACTTTACCAGCATCACCAAATTCATGAAACTTTCTACCTTTAGCAAATTTACCTTTTGGATTAAATGCTTTAGCAGCTACATAAGTACCAGCTGCTAATAATGGATTTCTTAATGCAAGTTTACCTACGCCAGTTGCTATATTAGCTGCACCTCTAAATAAACCTACAGTTGGTGCTACATAACTTTTATAGTTTTTAGTAGCTGATGGTATTACTTTTTTATTAATAAACTTTTTACCAGTCTTAATATGTTGTTTAGCTTTTTTTAACAAATCACCACTTACATTAGTACCTGATGATGTTGGAAATATTCTATTCATATTAGTAGCCTTTTTTCATTTTCTTTCCAGATTTTTTAGCGTATGCTTTAGCTTTCTTTTTACCAGCTTTAGTGTAACTAAATTTTTTTTTTCCTACTTGTGGCATTATGATTTCCTTTTAGATTTACCTGCTGCATAAGCACCACCAACAACAGCAGTAGCACCTGCTACCTTGATACCTGTTTTGTAGTTCTTAGGCAATTTTTTATATTTAGCACTTAACTCACTAATAGAGTTTGATGCGTCTTTGTATAGTTTAGTCTTTTGCATTTTTCCAAATGCGTCCATACCCTTTGCTTTAGCTTTAGAACCATATGATGTAGCTGTACTTTTAGCTTTTTCTAATAAAGTCGGTTTTTTCTTAACAAAGAGTTTAGCTATTTTGTTGATCATCTTAATAGTCCTCTCATAGCAGCTTCTCTTGAATTAGGCATAGGTATATTACCTTGTGGTCGTTTACCCATCATTGCCATTTGTTGTTGAGCTTGAGGGTTTTGCTGCTGTAGTAAACCCTGTTGCTGTTGTTGTTTAGCCTGTTCAGGCATAACTTTTGCTCTGATTATCATAGCTAACTTTTGTCCATCTTCAGGACTTAAGTTAATCATTTCATCAGCTAATTTTTCTAATTTTTTACTCATATTAACAATTCCATGCTCTTAATGATTTATTGATTCTGCTATTAGGATCTCTTGCTGTTTTAGCAGAAGTTAGTTTACGTTTCATCCCTTTCATCCTCGCACAGAAGGATGCACGTCTTTTGT